CCCTATATTTCCTCCGGCGGGATATTCTGGGTAATGTTTTCACTTTGCGGGGCTTAGAACGCCACACAGACACCTTAGAAAGGAGGCTGCATGGCAACACAAAAGCGTAACAATCATAGAGAACGAGCGGTTCGACCCGCTACAACTTTTGAAGGTCGAGAAAATCAATTAATTGCCAATGCAGTCGACCTTGCAGAAAAACAACTTCGAGAAGGAACAGCTTCGGCGCAAGTAATTAGCCACTACCTAAAACTTGGCTCATCAAGAGAGCGACTTGAGCAAGAGCGTCTCTCTGGAGAGAACAAATTGTTGGATGCTAAGATAGAAGCACTCAAGTCAGCAAAAAATATTGAAGCGTTGTACAGCGAAGCGCTCAATGCAATGAAGAGCTACTCCGGTCAAGAAGATTACGACGAAGAAGAATATTATGATTAGAACTTATTCTGAGTTGAGAAGACTAGAGACTTTTGAAGAGCGGTACGAGTATTTAAAACTTGGTGGAAGAGTTGGTGCTACTACGTTTGGATTTGACCGGCACTTCAATCAAGGTTTTTACCGATCGTCTCAATGGAAGAGCGCTCGAAGAGAAGCTATCATTAGAGATAACGGTTGTGACCTAGGCGTTCCTGGTTATGAAATTAACGGGTCGCTTTTAGTTCACCACATGAACCCGGTTGCAATTGAAGATCTTATTGACGGAGACGAAAGTATCCTAGACGCTAGGTTTTTAATTACAACCACAACCCAAACCCACAACGCAATTCATTATGGCGATCAGAGTTTGCTTCGGACGCCGTTTAAAGAACGCGCTTTTGGGGACACAAAACTTTGGTAATTTAAAGGAGTAATAAATGCAGTACGTCCCCCAAGAACAGCCAGACGAAAAAGAACTTGCGGAAGCAGTTTCTGAATTTGAGTCTGAGTCCGAGGACATCGAAACCGAAGGAGTCGAAGAATGACTTGGTCTCCCTTGATGTCAAGAAGCGTTCACACAAATAAATTTAGTGGCCGTCAAGGCAACACAATTGAACGTCTTATTCCCCACCACACCGCTGGCGGATCAAATCAGTTTGCGTTAAACTTCTTGGCAAACTCAGCTAAGAAAGTTTCAGCAACCTACGTGTTGCTCACTACAGGCGAGCTGGTCGGATTAGTCCCTGAAGAGTTTCGGCCGTGGACCACTGGTTGGACTGCAGACAAAAGCGCCATCACCGTCGAAACAGTCAACTCCTCCGGAGCCCCAGACTGGAGAGTTACTGACGCTCAAATCGACATGCTTATCATGTTGGCGGCAGACCTCGCCGAGCGTTATGGCTGGGAAGAACTCAACCGAAGCCAAAGGCTTAGAGGTCACCGACAATACGCAGCAACTGCTTGCCCTGGCCCATACCTTTGGGGCAAGTTTGACGAGATTGTAGAGAGAGCAAACTATATTCTTGCTCCACCACCAAAACCAATAGTAATCCCTAAGTACGAAGGAGCACAAGATATGTTTTACCCTATTCACCCAGACCGATTTGCCGACACGCGTGACACAAATCCGCTAGTTGCTCACAAAGACACCGAGTTTGGTCTTGATCCTGCTATCGTCCCAATTGACGCAGTTGCAGTGACAATGAACATCACCGCTATTAACACACACGACAAAGATTGGGCGCATCTGACTGTTTGGGGGTCTGGATCAAAGCCGCTGGCTTCCGTCCTTAACTTCAACCCAGATCAAACAATTGCCAACGGTAGTTACACGGGACCCGTTTCAGAACTCAAGTTCTTCATGAACGCATCTGCGCCAATGGATATCATCTTTGACGTTACGGGTTACTGGACTCCGTGAATGGAGGTAACCAATGGAAGACAGCATCCTAACAAGCACAAAAAAGGTTCTTGGTCTTTCTGAAGATTACACAGTATTTGATTTAGACGTCCTTACTCAGGTCAACACCGCGTTTTCTGTTTTATCGCAGATCGGTATTGGTCCAGATGAAGGGTTTTATGTTGAAGACGAAATGACAAACTGGTCAGACTTTGCAGTTCCGCAAAAGCAGTTAAACGTAGTAAAGACTTACGTTTTTCTAAAGACTCGTCTGTTATTCGACCCACCAACAACGTCATTCATGATTGCTGCTGTAAACGAACAGATCAAAGAATACGAATGGCGTTTAACTGTGTTTAGAGACTCAGATATGGGGGTTACACCATGACATTAGAAGTAGAAGACGACCTTATCAATACCCCTGATATTCTGGCTCATTACGGTGTTCCCGGAATGAAATGGGGAATTCGACGTTCTAGCGGCCAACTTGCAGTGGCTAAAGTTGAGCGAAAAGCTGCTAAGAAAGCAGCAAAAGAAGAGAAGAAAGCCGAAAAATCTAGGTCAAGTGACATAAGAAAAGACCCAACTAAGACTAGGTATAGCTCGCCGGCAAAAAAACTTACTGATGCTGAGCTTACAGAGCGTATTAAGCGTATGGAAACAGAAAAGAAATACGCTGAGCTTAATTCTAGGACAGTTGGCAAAGGCGAACAGATGGCTGTTCAAGTCATGACGAGCGTTGGTACTGCTACGGCCACTAAGGTTGGAAATGGCGCAGTGCAATACGCAATTCGTCAAAAGCTTGCTAAGAAAATGAACCCGGAAGCTGCGCGTCAGATTGTTCCGCCGCCGAAAAAGGGTTAATGAAAGGGGGTAGAGATGGGTTTGTCTAACACTGCTACTCCAAGGTATTACGCAGAGTTTAGAGACCAAGTCCTTCGAGGCGAGATCCCAGTTAATCGTGAAATTTCAATGGAAATGAATCGGATTGATGAACTCATCTCTAACCCCAACATTTACCACGATGATAACGCGGTAAAAGGCTTTGTAAAGTACTGTGAAAAAGAACTGACCCTAACTGACGGGTCAGATCTGCATTTGTTACCCTCGTTCAAACTTTGGGCCGAACAATTGTTTGGTTGGTTTTACTTTGTCGAGCGGGAAGTGTATCGTCCTGGAAAAAACGGGCAAGAAGGCGAATACGTTACTAAAGAGATTAAGAAGCGATTAATCACAAAGCAGTATTTGATTGTTGCTCGAGGTTCAGCCAAATCAATGTACGCTATGTGTGTGCAAGCTTACTTTCTTAACGTGGACACTTCTACTACACACCAGATTGCTACTGCTCCGACAATGAAGCAGGCTGAAGAAGTAATGTCGCCGTTTAGAACGGCCATCACTAGGTCAAGAGGCCCACTATTCAAGTTTCTTACCGAAGGGTCAATTCTTAACACTAGCGGCTCAAAGGCGTTTAGGGTTAAATTGGCATCTACTAAAAAAGGTATCGAAAACTTTCTTACTGGTTCTTTGCTCGAAGTTCGGCCTATGTCGGTTAACAAACTTCAGGGTCTTCGCCCTAAGTTGTCAACGATCGACGAATGGTTGTCTGGCGATATTCGGGAAGACGTTATTGGTGCTATTGAGCAGGGTGCGTCTAAGCTAGACGACTACTTGATTTTAGCCATCAGCTCAGAAGGAACTGTTCGTAACGGTTCTGGCGACACCATGAAGTTAGAGTTGGCGACAATTCTAAAAGGCGAATACCAAGCGCCTCACATCTCAATCTGGCATTACAAACTTGATGATGTCGAAGAAGTCAACCAGCCAGAGATGTGGATCAAGGCAAACCCGAACTTAGGTATGACGGTTACCTACGAAGTTTATCAACTTGATGTTGAGCGAGCAGAAAAAGCTCCAGCTTCAAGGAACGACATTCTTGCTAAACGTTTTGGTATTCCAATGGAAGGTCTTACGTACTTCTTTACCTATGAAGAAACTTTAGCGCACCGACCAAGAGATTTCTGGGGCGTTCCTTGCGCTCTTGGTGCAGACCTTTCTCAAGGCGACGACTTCTGTGCGTTTACGTTCATGTTTCCTCTTAGAAACGGATCGTTTGGCGTAAAGACCAGAAGTTACATCACTTCGAGAACGCTCATGAAACTTCCTGGAGCTATGCGACTCAAATACGACGAGTTCATTGCCGAAGGGAGTCTTCACATTCTTGAAGGTACTGTTCTTGACATGATGGAAGTCTACGAAGACTTAGACGAACACATTCTAGAGCAAGAGATCGACGTTAGATGCTTTGGCTTTGACCCTTATAACGCAAAAGAGTTTGTTGGGCGATGGGAAGCAGAAAACGGGCCTTTTGGAATTGAGAAAGTCATTCAGGGAGCAAAGACTGAGTCGGTGCCTTTAGGTGAGCTAAAGATCTTGAGTGAAGAGCGAAAACTCATATTTGACCAAGAACTAATGACGTTTGCTATGGGAAATGCCGTTACTTTAGAAGACACTAACGGTAACCGAAAGCTTCTTAAAAAGCGTGCAGAAGACAAAATTGATAACGTGTCCGCCATGATGGACGCTTATGTTGCCTATAAGGCTAACAAGGAGGCTTTTGAATGATTCCTAAAAACAGCAACCACTTCGAGGGGGGTGATTACATTGGCAATTACTAATCAAGTAAAAAAAGCTTGGAACGCGTTTAGATCTTACGACGAAAAGCCGTTTCAGGAAGTTTATGCCCCCACTGTTGGTGTAGGTAGTTCAATTAACCTACATCGAGAGCGAACTCGGTTCTATAACGACAAGTCTATTGTTTCAGCGATCTTCACTAGACTTAGTATTGACGTTGCGGGAATTGATATTCGGCACGTTAAACTGGACAGCCAAGGGCGCTTTCTCAAAGAAGTTGATAGCGCGTTAAACCAATGTTTGACTCTTGAGCCTAATATTGACCAAGGTCCTCGGTCTTTTAGACAAGATATTGCGATGACTTTGTTTGACGAAGGCGTAGCTGCTCTCGTTCCAATTGATACAAATGCCGATCCTTCAACAAACGGACGATTTGACATTTACAACATTCGTGTAGGAACCATCGAAGAGTTCTACCCAAAGCACGTAAAAGTGAACGTTTATAACGAAGCTAAGGGCGTAAGAGAGACAATTCTCTTAGAAAAGCGCTTTGTAACTATCGTTGAAAACCCGCTATATTCTGTAATGAACGAGCCAAACTCGACTTTGCAGAGGCTAATTCGAAAACTTCAATTACTTGACGTAGTTGACGAACAATCTGGATCTGGGAAACTAGACCTGATTATTCAGCTTCCATATGTCATTAAATCTGAAGCTCGAAAGCAGCAAGCGGAAAACCGAAGAAAAGACATCGAGTTTCAACTTAAAGGTAGTCAGTACGGTATTGCTTATACTGATGGCACGGAAAAGATCACTCAGCTTAACCGCCCAGCAGAGAACAACCTGCTTGGCCAGGTAGAGTATCTTACTAAAATGCTTTACAATCAGCTAGGCCTTACTGAAGAAGTGTTTACTGGCACAGCCGATGAGAAAGCCATGATCAATTACACCAACCGAACGTTGGAACCAATCCTTGACGCAATTGTCCAAGGTATGCAACGAACGTTCCTTGGGGTTCTTGGCACTCGACGAAACGAAAGGATTAAATACTTTCAGGACCCGTTCAAACTGGTACCTCTTTCTGAAATCTCTGATATTGCTGATCGGTTCTCTAGGAACGAGATCTTCTCGGCAAACGAGATCCGAGGCTTTATGGGCTTTGCTCCTTCCGTCGATCCTAAAGCAGATGAGCTAAACAACAGCAACATGCCACAACCTCCTGCCGCACCACAAGGTCCTTCGTTTGAAGACATGGACAATGTGATGAAGGAAGTGTTTGCTGGACTTGAAAAAGACATTGATGGTTTAGCAAAGGGCATGATTGACGACGAAGACGATGAAGAGGAAGAAGAGGAAGAAGAGGAAGACGATGCTGAAGACTGAGGTTGACGGCGAAGCTTGGATTAGTTCTTTCTTAGAAGATGCGGGTAGTTTAAACCATAAAAAATCTTACTATGATCCAGTAAAGGCACGAGAGTACTATCTTCGTACTCGAGAACTCAAAGGTCGTAGAAGCGTCACAAAGCTCAAACCTGAAACTCGAAAGGGTGCTGGTAAATCTGAGCGAGAAGCTAACAAAGCTGTTTATGACGCTAAAAAAGAACGATGGGCTTACACTAAGAACGAAATCAAGACTGAGCGAAAAGACGTTCTTGACAAAGAGAGAGAAGTCAAGAAAGAAAACATCGCCGCTCTTAGAGAAACCGCATCGAAGCAACGAGAAGTAATTCGAGAAAAGCTTAGGGGTATTCTTAAAGGTCTTACGGAACAAAGCAAAGTTAAGACCGGCGCAGTACGAGAAGTTAAAAGTAAAGCCCTAGAAGCTCTCAGCGAAGAGCGCAAATCAGATCTTTCTGCTATTAGCGAAACTACCAAAGCGCAGATCTCTAGACTCAGCGAGCAAAGAAAGGCCAAGCTAGAAAAGATTACCGCCGATACTAAGCGGGATCGAGAAGCAGTACCCAAGATCCCGAGAGGCGTTAGCTCAGCGCGACGAGCAGTCCTTCAAGAGAAGCGCAGCAAAGAGCTTGACAAGATCCGGGGCACCTCTGCCTCTGCTAAAGAAGGTGTTCGCGCCGCCAACAAGGCTGCTAAAGACTCCATCAGAGAATCGGCCAAAGCTGAAAAAACTGAGGTCCGAGAAGAGATCAACTCAGAGAAAGACGATGTTCGTGAAGGGGCCAAAGCAAAGTCTACTAAGATTCGAGCAGGAATCAAGGTAAACAAGACTTCTGAAAGAGACTCTTCTAAAGCAACCCGAGAAAAACTTAGTGCTGATCTAAAGGTTAGCATTGGGAAAGCTCGAGATGTTTATGAAAAGAAGAAAGAAGAAGTCAAAGCTAAGTACGAACAGATTTATCAGCAAGAGTTTGATGCAATTGCAAACAGTTGAACGGTTTAAAAGCCACTGAAAGGTAACAATTAAAATGGAAGCAGATTTTAGCGGCTACGCAACTAAAGCGGGCCTAAAGTGTTCTGATGGTCGAACCATCATGGCACATGCATTTCAAAAGCAGGACAAGACTCGAGTGCCACTCGTTTGGCAACACGGTCACTCAGACGTTAAGAACGTTCTGGGTCATGCTATCTTAGAAAATCGAGATGACGGGGTTTACGCCTACGGATTCTTTAACCAGTCCCCCGAAGCAGTTCATGCAGCGGGGCTTCTTAAGAACAACGACATTAACATGATGTCGATTTGGGCTAACCAGCTTATTGAGCGTTCGGGTAACGTCATTCATGGCGTCATTCGTGAAGTTAGTCTTGTTCTTTCCGGCGCTAACCCAGGAGCGTTGATTGAAAGTGTTACCATTCGTCATGCAGACGGAAGTGACTCGGAGATGGAAGATGAGGCCATTATCTACACCGGCCTCGAGATCGTTCACTCTGACATTGACGTTGTTGATGAAGAAGCTGACGACGATTCTGACGATATCGAAGAAGGAGACGAAAGCGACGAAGAAGATCTTGAACACGCCGCTGACGACACCGTCCAAGACATTTATGAGTCAATGAATGACGATCAGAGGAAAGTCGTTCACTTCATGATTGGCCAGCTCCTCGAGGATTCCAAAGAAGAGGAATCTGATGACGATGAGCTTCAACAAGATAATATTACCGAAGACGAAGACCCAGAAGACCCAGAAGACACCGCCAAACATGGCAACACCGATAACGATCCGGAAGGAAGCACTATGAACGTTTTTGAGAAGACCAACGGAGAAGCGGCCAAAGACACGCTCTCGCACGACCAGCTCAACGAGATCATTGGGATGGCAAAAAGCTCGGGCTCGCTGAAGTCCGCTATGGATGACTTTGCGCTCGCGCACAACATTGAGAACATCCAAGTTATGTTCCCTGATGCGCAGGCCGTTTCCGCACAGCCGGAGTGGGTCAAGCGTCGCACCGAGTGGGTTGATCAGCTGCTCATGGCCACCAAGAAGAGCCCGTTCAGCCGCATTAAGTCGCTGTCTGCAGACATCACCGAAGCCGATGCCCGTGCAAGGGGTTACATCACTTCTACGCTTAAGAAGGAAGAGTTCTTCAGCGTTTCTCGTCGTATCACTACCCCCACGACGATTTACAAGAAGCAGAAGCTCGAGCGTGATGACATGATTGACATCACCGAGTACAATGTCGTTGCTTGGCTCAAGGCCGAAATGCGTCTGATGCTTGACGAGGAAATCGCTCGTGCGGTCCTTCTCGGTGACGGACGTGATGTCTCCAGCGAAGACAAGATCAACGAGGGCAACGTTCGCCCGATCGCAACCGACAACGAACTGTACACCACGCTCGTCAACGTGAACATCTCGGATGCCGACTCGTCCGCTGACGAGGTTATCGACGCAGTGATCATGAACCGTAGCAAGTACAAGGGTACCGGTCAGCCGGTGTTCTTCACGACTGAGACGCAGATCGCAAAGTTCTTGATGATCAAGGACACGCAGAAGCGTCGCATCTACGCCAACATTGGCGAGGTTGCTCAGGTCATGCGCGTTGCTGCTATCGTTCCTGTTGAAGTCATGGAAGAGTACCCCAACTTTGTCGGCATCATCGTCAACCCGACTGACTACACCATTGGTGCAGACAAGGGTGGCGAGGTCACGATGTTCGACGACTTCGACATTGACTACAACCAGATGAAGTACCTCATCGAGACCCGTCTCTGTGGCGCACTTACCAAGCCCAAGTCGGCCATGGTTATCAAGTCCGTCGATGCTGGCGATGTTCTGGTTGTTCCGGCTAGCCCGCTCTTCGACGCTCAGACTGGCGAACTCACCATCGTTAACACTACCGGTGTTACCTACCGTGATGCAGAAGACAACGTTCTTACTGCTGCTGGCTCGCCTTACACGGTGGCTTCCGGTGACACGATGCTTGTCTTCGCAACGGCTGGCGCTGGTTACTACATCGGCAACAGCGATAACGATGATTGGGCATTCACCGCCGACTGATATTACTAAGGAGTTGCAATGGCTAAATTTTATGGACCGATTGGATATGGCGATTCTGCGGAATCACCCCCAAACTCCGGAATTTGGAAAGATGTCATCACCGAAGTTTACTATTACGGTGACGTAATAAGAAACACAACTAAGTTGCAAGGAGATGACACACTCAACTCTGACATCACAATCGGCAACTCGATTAGTGTTTTAGCAGATGAGTATGCCAACGCGCACTTCTTTAATATCAAGTATGTAGGTTGGTCGGGGGCTTTGTGGAACGTTACAAACGTTGAAGTGCAAAGCCCCCGGCTTATCCTCCGATTAGGGAGTGTTTACAGTGGCCCCACGCCTTGATTTACAAGCGCTCCTAGTTAGCATCTTAGGTACTGGGAATGTATATTTTCAGCCTCCGCCTTCTATTGACATGAGATACCCGTGCATTGTCTACAATAGGGACAATGACAAAGTAGATCACGCAGACAATAAGCCTTATAGCCGAAAGATTCGGTATCAGGTTACAGTTATAGACCCTAACCCAGATAGCGATCTACCGGCCAAGATTGCAGCGTTACCTTTGTGTGCGTTTGACCGATCTTATACGGCTGAAAACTTAAATCACGACAGTTACAAACTTTTCTTCTAGAAGGAGAATAAAATGACAGAACTCATTTGGGACCAGGTCGGCACCCGTTTCTACGAAACTGGCGTTGATCATGGCGTCCTCTACCTCCCTAACGCGCAGGGTATTTACAACAATGGCGTGGCCTGGAATGGTCTCACCAGCGTTTCTGAGTCGCCTAGCGGTGCAGAGCCCAGCGCAATGTACGCTGACAACATCAAATACCTCAACATTTACTCGGTTGAGGAATTTGGCGCAACAATTGAAGCTTACACCTACCCAGACGAGTTTGCTCAGTTTGACGGTCTTGGCGTTCCGGTTGCGGGTGTTACCGTTGGTCAGCAGGCCCGTCGTAGCTTTGGCTTGTCTTACCGGACCCGTCTTGGTAACGATCTTCAGGGCGATGACTTTGGTTACAAGCTTCACCTTATCTACGGCTGCACAGCTAGCCCGTCCGAGAAGGCTTACGCTACGATCAATGACTCGCCTGAGGCAATCACATTCAGCTGGGAAATCTCGACCAGCCCTGTTGCTGTTGCAGGAAGCCGTCCTACGGCAATCCTGACGGTGGATTCGACCAAGGTTGATCCTTCAAACCTGACCGCCCTTGAGAACCTTCTCTATGGAACCGTTGGCACTGATCCGTCGCTTCCTCTCCCGGATGCGGTGGTCACTATGTTCTCTGGCGCTCTTACTTTGGCAACACCTGCGTCGCCGACGTTCGATCAGGGTACGAACACGATTACCATTCCTACGGTTACCGGAATCACCTACCGCATCGACGGTGTGGAAGTTACGGGTACCGTGGTTATCACAGAAGACACGGTTGTCACGGCTACGGCCGACGACGGCTACGTCCTTCCTGCAGTCACCGACGACGATTGGTTCTTCACCTACGTCTGAGTTGACTCAAATTAGTTTAGGAGCCGGAAGCTGGCTCAGAAATGTCTCAGCTTCCGGCTCCTTTGCTGGTTTCACTTTATATCGTATGGAGTCCAATCATGGCACAGCTAGTACCGTTTCACATCACAGCAGGACTTCCGTTTGAGCGGACGATTACTGTCACTCTTCCTAATGGTAGAACTTGGTGGACGTTAGAGTCGCAGTTCGAAGTTCTTGGTCAGATCAGGTCTGGACCTAACGTCTCTGCAAACTTACTACTTGACTTGCACAATTCGCTCACCGCAACCTTTGACGGGGTTGACGAAGTAGTTGTTGAGTTAGTTCTTCCTGGCTCAGAAACAAGAAAAATTACGCAAGCAGGCCATTACGACATCATCATTTCAGACACCTTTACTGATGATGAGCGAGCGTTTGTTTTAACGCAAGGGCCAGTTCACTGGCAGCCGCTAGTTACAGCTTCAACGTATAGTGTATTGTAATTATGACTCAATATTTTGTTACTTCAATCGTAACAGAACCAACGCCTGAAGTTTTAGAGGTTGTTGTAACTAATCCGCAAGTGCTAACTCCACCGTTATCGGTGGTTGTGACCGAGCCTCCCGAAATCACCCTAACCGTGACAGTGACCACTCCCTAGGAGACCCAATGCCCAAACCCCAACGTCTTACTAGGCCTAACCCTACAACATTGTCCGACGTCAGAACTAACACCCAAATCCTTCTCAACAACTTTACTAAATCAAAAGGAACAGAAGAAGCCACTCCGTCTAAAGACGACATTCTAAAAGAGCGATCCCAATGGTTTAACAAAGGGATGACTATGTTAAAGACCGACCACAGACTCCGTCGGGTAGCTTTTGACAAGGCTGCTGAAGACGCCAAGAAATTAGCAAGAGTAGAGCTAGACAAAGAACTTTTGCAAGAAATGGCAGCTTACAAAGCGAACTTTGATGAAGCTTGGCCTTTAGATTTAGGTTGACAGAACAAGGAGACTAATGCTTAAACTTATTATCTCTGGAGAAGAACACTTCAACGATGATACTGAAGAATTCCTAACTGTTGGAGACATAGAACTAGAGCTAGAGCACTCTCTTCTTTCAATATCAAAATGGGAGTCAAAAACGGAAAAGTGCTTTCTTGGCGACGAACCTCAAACTAATGAAGAATTGCTTTTTTACTTTGAGTGCATGATTTTAACCCCAGGAGATCACACAAACACTATTTCTATGATGTCCGAGGCAAACATCCTTGAGATTAATGACTATGTTAACTCCAAACAAACCGCTACTACGTTTGGAGAGATGCCAGAACGTCGAGGACGAGAAGAAACAATCAGCGCAGAGTTAATTTACTACTGGATGGTTGCTTTCACTATTCCCTTTGAGTGTGAATCTTGGCATTTAAATCGACTGTTTGCATTGATTCGAATTTGTAACATAAAGAACGCTAAACCTAAGAAAATGTCTCGACATGAGGTGGCGTCAAGGAACAGAGACATCAACGCTCAGCGAAAAGCGCAAATGAACACTAGCGGTTAAGAGAGGAGGGACTATGACTAGAATTGTTTGGGATCGAGTTGGAGACAGAGTTTATGAAGGCGGAATTTCCAAAGGAGTTTTGCACTTAACCAATGGTGAAAGTGTTCCTTGGAATGGTCTTAAAAGTGTAAGTCAGAAAGTTAATAACACTACTAAACCAATTTACTTTGATGGAGTTAGAGTCAATAACTACGTTGACCTAGGGGACTTCTCAGGAACTATCACTGCAATAACTTACCCAGAAGAAATGAGTGCAGTAGAGGGCTTAGCCTCATTTAGTCGTGGATCATACGTTGGAAACCAGCAACCTGAATTGTTTAACCTTTCGTACGTTACTAATGTGGGTACCGACTTAACCGCAGACAAAGGGTATAAAATTCATTTACTCTATAATCTTACGGCAATTCCCTCGGATAAATCTTATGCGTCGTTTGATTCTTCGTTTAAAACTACGGACTTTACCTGGGAAGTTCACGCAGTTCCTGAAGAAGTAGCCGGATTTAGGCCAACCGCAGAATTTGTATTTGACAGCAGAAAAGTTACTGCCGAATTTTTAGGAATTTTGGAAGATTTAATTTACGGGACCGATTTAAAACGACCCAACTTTCCTACAGTAAACGAATTAACCGATCTAATCCTGCAATACTTCATACTTGAGATTATAGATAACGGTAACGGAACATGGACCGCCACTACATCATTTGACGATCTCATTATTATGGAATCGCTTACCGAGTTTACCATTCAAGACATTGAAGCAACATATTTGTCAGACACTCTTTATGAAGTGTCTAGCAACCGATAAAGGAGGCCGTTATGGCAACAATTACTGGCTACACAGCAGCAAGAATGCAAGACATTGAAGATTCGTCCATTGTAGGCGGAACAATTGTAGGAGACAACTTAATTTTAGATCGCTTTGACGGGGGAACTGTAGACGCGGGAGAAGTAAGAGGACCCGTCGGAGAAGTAGGTCCTCCAGCAGACTTAGGTGGAATGCGTTTCCGTGGATACGGAGCAGCCGACCCAGTGACCGACTTGCAGGTTGGCGACGTGTTCTTCTTGGAGGCGTAATGGCTGACGCACTCCTAGCAATCGCTCACTTCGATTCGCCGAGCGTCACTGTCTACGAGCAGACCGGCACCACGTTCACCAAGTTGGCGAACCCTGCCGCCCTGCCGTCCAATACCGGATACGGCGCTTCGTGGGATCCATCTGGCACCTATCTGGCAATCGCGCACAGAAGTTCTCCGTATGTCACGATCTACGAACGTTCAGGCTCGACGCTCACCAAGTTGGCTGACCCTGCCTCGCGTCCACCCGATGACGGCCGGAGCGCTTCGTGGGATCCATCTGGCACCTATCTGGCAATCGCGCACAGAAGTTCTCCGTATGTCACGATCTACGAACGTTCAGGCTCGACGTTCACGAAGCTCGCGAACCCTGCCACGCTTCCACCC